GGACTTCACTGAGGCATCTTATCTCAGCATCCGTGAAGGTAAGCGTCGCGTCAAGTATTTCTATGCTGATCCTAACGTCATCATCTCTCCTCCCGAGAAAGACATCAATCTTCCATCTGAAGATGTTTCTTTCCAACTGGATAGTGGATCTCTTGAGAAACTGATTAAGGCAGCACAAGTCTATCAACTGCCTGATCTGTCTGCCGTTGGTGAAGCAGGTGTTATCAAGCTGGTTGTTCGCGACAAGAAGAACGATACTTCCAACGAATATGCAATCGTGGTTGGTGAAACTGATAAGGAGTTTACTTTCAACTTCAAGGTTGAAAACATTCGAATTATCCCTGGTGCATATGATGTTGTGATTTCTTCCAAACTTCTCTCTGAGTTCACAAACACCAAATATAATCTCAAGTATTATATTGCTCTGGAACCTGACAGCACCTTTAGTTGATCATGGCAACTTGGGAAATCACTTACAGACTGCCTACAACAGGTGCAAAATACCACAAAGCAACTGTTGAGGCAGATTCTCAAGTCTATGCAAACAAAGTGTTTGAAGCACAATATCCAAGTGCAAAACGATGTGGTAATGCGAGACGAGTATGACTGAAGACAAACGACAATTAATTGTGAACTTCCCAGAAGAACACATTCAATTCATTGAAGATGACTCTAGGAAGTATGTCTTTGGTGGTATGGAAGTACATTCGACAAATGTTCTTCGAGTAATCAGTGAGTTGGAAAGTGCCTATCAAATGCTGAAGTATTTGGGATTTGAGAAGGATATGAACACTCTTGAGGAAATCAAAGGACGTTATTATAAGATGTACTTCAAACTTGCAAAACAAGAAAAATCTATGCTCGATTGATATGGAAGCCTATCTTACTCCCGAAAGAGAAACCATTCTCAAACTGCTGGAAGTGGCAGGTATTGAAATTGTCGAAGACAAACCAGTTTGTAGGGAACGTGGCAGCAAGTATGCTGGATTTACATTTTCCATACCTTCAACTCAAACTATTGAAATTGTTGTCTGCACAGAAGTAATTAAAGAACATTTTTCTGGAGCACGTGCAATTATGGAAATCAATAGGACTGTAGATCACGAAGCACTTCATGCAGCACAGTTCTGTAAGAATGATTATTCTCCTGGTTCTGTAAGTGATGATTATACCACTGACAATGAACTTGAAGCACAATCTTACGAAGATAGACCCCAAGCAGTCGGTGAAAAAATTATCGAATTCTGTTTTTAATCATGGAACCAGATCCTTATATTCAATTTTTAGAAAACTGGATACCAGGAATTGGTGAAGATACCGATCTGCACGATGAATTGCATATTCATTTCGGGTTGGGTTTTTCTATAAATGATGAAGCAAAGCTGCTTGGATTTCAATTGGGTCATCACCCCGCTAGCAACGTATTCCATGTTATAATCTTCATAGTGATGAGTTTGACAATTTATCCTAAGGAGTACCGTAATTCTTTTAAGGATGTGACAGATTTTTATCAGGCATATCTTCTTGGCAAAAGGTGGCAACTTGTGTCATACTGGTTTATACCAAGGGACATTCTATGAACATCTTTGCGACTGACCAGTGCCCCCAGAAGTCCGCTCAAGTTCTTCCTGATAAGCATATTGTCAAGATGCCGCTTGAGTGCTGTCAAATGCTTTCTATCATTTTTTCAAAATGGTATTATGATTGGGGTGAAATCCACAGAATGACTGGAGAACCTTACAATACAAAGAAAGGTTCTTTTCGCAATCACCCATCAACTAAATGGGCAGCAGCAAATATTTACAATACTGCTTGGTTGATCCACCATGGGTGTTGTCTTGCGGATGAATACCAAAGCAGGTATGATAAAGTGCATTCTTGCAACAAGACTTTATTTGAGTCTAAAAAACTATTTCATCGTATGACTGGTAAAGCAATCACCTGTTATTCTATGGCTGATAACTTTTCCCGTGCTATGCCAGATGAATTTAAATATGATGATACAATAGATACGTTTACTGCTTATAAGCGGTATATTGCATCTAAACCTTGGGTAAAGGACAACTATCTCCGTATCCCAAGTCGTAAACCTGATTGGATTTAATTATGAGTGTTCAGTATCGCAAGCATCGGGTATTTCGAGAAACTCCTGATGTTGTGTTCTATGATATTTCCGTTGATGACTCAAACGCATCTGATCTTGTTGTGCATGAAGGACCAGCAATTTCGCCCCCAAATGATATCATCGGGGCTAAGCAGTTCTACATCCACTACCATCAAGTGGATCATAATCGTGTCCTCTCAGGAGAAAGAACGTTTGAACTTGTAAATCTGGAATGGAAGTTTCCATACCATATTGTTCATTTAAACCGTAAGAGTGGTGCTTTGGTTGTTCCCGTTGGGACTTATCATCGTAGTACTTCAGGTGAGAATGGATCTATTGTTATTAATCAGGCAATTCGTGATGACGAGTTCAATCCCGAGACAGAATTTATTCCTGTCTCCGCTGGAAATAATCCAGAGTTGTATCGTGTTCTTGTTCACGAAAAGCCTGTAATTCATGAACTTGGTGAGTAATTTTTATTATGAGTGATTTTATTTGGGTTGAGAAGTATCGCCCTAAGACAATTGAAGAATGTATTCTACCTGAGAGTACAAAGAAGACCTTTCAATCTTTCCTAGATAAAGGTGAGATCCCAAACATGCTACTGGCGGGACCTCCTGGTATTGGTAAAACTACAGTAGCAAAAGCACTATGTAACGAACTGGGGGTAGACTGCTATGTCATCAATGGATCCGATGAGGGACGATTCCTGGATACTGTCCGAAACAATGCGAAAAATTTCGCTTCGACCGTATCGCTTTCTTCAACTGCAAAACACAAAGTCATCATCATTGATGAAGCAGATAACACGTCCAATGATGTACAACTCCTCTTACGGGCATTTATTGAGGAGTTTGCTGGCAACTGCCGATTCATCTTCACCTGTAACTACAAAAACAAAATCCTCGAACCACTCCATTCCCGTTGCTCAGTCGTTGAATTTGGAATCAAAGGAAAAGATAGACAAGCAATCGCTTCCCAGTTTTTTAAACGGCTTCAAGACATCCTCGACATCGAACGAATTGAATACGACAACAAAGTACTCGCTGAACTCATCAACAAACACTTCCCAGACTGGCGACGAGTTCTCAACGAGTGTCAGCGATACTCCGTTTCTGGTTCGATTGATGCAGGCATTCTTGCGACGTTTTCTGATGTTGCGGTAAATGAACTTGTTAAAAATCTCAAAGATAAGAACTTTGCCGAGGTTCGTAAATGGATTGTCAGTAACTTGGACAATGATACTAGCGTACTTCTTAGGCGTATCTATGATTCTCTTTATGAGTCGCTGGTTCCTGGTAGTGTTCCTGCTGCTGTGCTTGTTCTCGCTAAGTATCAGTATCAGGGAGCGTTCGTAGCAGACCAGGAGATAAATATGCTTGCTTGTCTAACTGAAATTATGGTGGAGTGTGAATTCAAATGAAATTCAAAACTAAAATTTATGTTAGACTGAGGAAAGCTGTTGATGACTCTGCTGGTAATGCTGTGAGAGCAGCATGTAGTAGAATGTCTGATATGACCTTTAATAAGTTGCGATTGGGCAAACTGATTGAGATTGATTTTGAGGCAAAGGATGAAAACTATGCCAACGAAGAAATCCAAAAACTTTGTAAGAGATTTCTTGCAAATGAAGTTATCGAAGATTTTGAATTTACTGTATGGAGTGTAGAAAATGATTGATGTAAAACTGATTCGTATTTTGACTGGAGAGGAAATTATCGCAGAAGTTCTTTCTGAAACTGATGATACCTTGACTGTTCAAAATGGTCTTGTAATTATTCCTCAGGGACAGAATATTGGATTTGCTCCCTGGACACCTGTGATTAGTAATGAAAACCCAGAAGTTGGGATCAATAAAAATCACATTGTTTATGTTGCTGAAGTACAAAGTGATGTTGTTGATAAGTATAATGAGATGTTTGGTAGTAAGATAATCACAACACCAAAAGACAAAAAACTTATTCTGTGATATCATGAAAAAAACAACCAAAAAAATTAAAAGGCACCAAGTTAAATCTAGGTTCTATTACATCTTCTGGGGAACCTGTACAACTGCAGTAGTTCTGGGTCAACTTTATGTTGGTATTGGTTATCGTGAGATGGCTATTGGTGTCAACACTTTGACTGGGAATATTAACCGTATCTTTCGCTTTGTACGTTAATGGGATTACTCAAAATCGACAAATCAAAACTGAAAGATCCAGTAGTTAAGACTACACCAGAGAATGTGCAAGAGGCAAACGAGGCACTTTTTCGTGCTAAAATGACTTTACCTGCAGCCGCAAAACATTGCGGTATGACAGAGAAAGAAATGAAGTTAACATTCTTCGAATATTTGAAGTATCATCCTAAAGATTATGAAATCACTGAAGACACCCCTCAGGTATCCAGGGGGTAAATCCCGTGCCTGCAC